AACCTGCTTACGGCGTCTGGTCGCCGAAGCAATCGCAACAAAGCTCAGAACATAACTAAACCTGGGTGTCCCGGCGTGGAGCATGATCTGCACGACCTTGCCCGATCCGGTAATAGATTCCGAAGTTACCGTTAAAGTATACTTATCCTCGACGTCTTCCGTAGTAGCCTCGCACTCAACCGGGAAATCCTGCCGCCAGTTATTATTAGCTATCGAACTCGCCGACAGCACGGCAATCGTCGGAAACTCGATGGCCTGGATCAACTCGCTAGTTTCGAGATAACAACTGAAGTCGAAACTCAGCCGGATAATATCCAGATTTTCCTTGCCGACCGGTCCGAAGGGTTTGAGGTCCGAAGGGAATACGGTGTAATTATAATCCTTGTCTGCCACTGGCCCTCCCCCCTGTCGCAAAATATGGGAAGGACCAAGGCGCAGCTTCGCGCAAATGCTGTGCCTGTGCGGCAGCGCGGGCTGACGCGATCCCCGAACGGTTCATCTTGGCATGCATCCCCGCCGAGTTGAGATCGGCGTATGGCTTCCCTGGCTGCATAAACAGCCGGTACAGCGCCCCCGAAGCGATAGCTTCCCAGTACGTCGTCATCACGTCGTACGGCAGCTCGGTGTCGTAGCTGTGGGGCTTCAGCGCCAGGATCGCCTCGCCCCTGCGCTCGCTGTCGGGCACCGGGCAGGTCAGATCCACCACCCGACCGGGCGGCATAAACTTAGGGTTGGACAGGCCACAGAACCCCATGAACCGGCAAACCCGCCAGTAGCTGTTATACGGGTCGAAATCGAGAGTGGTCTCGCCCGAGGCAAGGCACCAATACACATGCTCGCGCTTATAGGTAGACCGTATGTAGAAATCCTCGATGGCCTGCCAGATCACCAGCGAGACCATATCCGTCGTTACGCCGGGCATCACGGCCTGGACGTAGTCGAATATACGCGTCACATCGTAGGCGCTTTGATAAAAAGCACCGGCGCGCGGGGTGTCGCAAGGGTCGCTCACGAAGCTACCTTAAGTAATTGGCTGACGAACTTAGACATCAAGGTGACTGCCCTTCCATCGTCGGCGAACGTATCCTCGGTAAGCTCCGATCGACCGACCACGTAAAACAACAAAGGCGAGTAGAACTGGTCCTCGAACGGAAAGATCGTGCCGTTGTCGTTAGGCAGCGAATACACGGGCGTAGCCGTCCGCAGCCCGTAGCGAAGGAATGCGTCAGGCCGCTTAGCACGGACCTGAAGCACACCCTCGTTTACGGCCGCCACCAGCTCGGCGTCGGCGTAGCGCGGCAGCCCCGAGATCGGAATCTCGTCGTTGAGCAGCTGCCGCGCCTCCGCGATCAGGACCCCTACAGTCCTCGACATAGGCCCTCCCAGCTGCGGCTGACGCAGCTAGTTCCACTACCGTAGTGGGGTATAACAGTTATACCCTTAGACCGGGCAACAGTAGAGACCAACCAGCGCCGTGCCGTCCAAGACCTTATAGCCGTAAACCTGCAAACCCCTGAGCAGCGTCCCGAAGGTGCTCTCAGACCGCAGGGTCTCCATCTGGCTGATCTGGCTGGCAAACGTAAGACCCGAATTAAACCCGCCCAGCACGGTAGTGCAGGTATGGGTTGTATCGGTCACGCTGGGCAACAGGTTCGAAGAATAGAGCGTAAACCTGTCGATCATCCCAAGCCTGCCGTTACGCGCCAAGCTGACACCATCGCCCGAGATCGACGCGTTACGCAGGTCGCTCTTCTTGATCATCGAGCCGAACCACGGCGGGATGACCAGCCAGCGCCCGGTTTCCGGGATGTTAAACTCGTCGAGACACTGCCCCATATTGATGATCATATCGACCACCGTAGCAGCAGTCGGGATGACCGGGGTGCCGGTAACGCCGAGGTTGATGTTCCCGGACTTGATCCCGGCCGTCGCGCCCTTGTTCTTGACGTCGATCCCCGCCGGGATACCGGCCAGGACCGCCGTGTCGATGACGATCTTCATCTGCTCGCTGGCGTCGTCGGCAAACATAGAGAGCAGATTCATGTCGCTCTGCCGCTCCATGATATCGTCGAGCACCAGGTTAAAGTACTTGGCATAGTCAATCTGCAACTCAACCGTGCTTCCCGAAGGGCGGTCCACAGTGAGTACTTGATCAAGGGTATAGTCACGGATCTGGATCGTGGGCTTGGTCCTAATTTTGACCTTGTCGCCCATATTTTTGATCTCGCCTTCGTAATCGGTGTTACTGATGGCGGCGAGAACAGTAGCGGCGTAGAACTTCTCGATTAGTTTACCAGACCAGATTTCGGGTACGAACACACCACCGGCAGCTGCACCGGAGTAGGCAGGAGAAGCGGCAACACCCGCATAGGGCGTGCCTTGTGCGATAGCCATAGCGGCCTCCGACTAGGGGTTACACAAGGCGTCCCTCGTCGCCGGCCTTCAGGAGATCAGCTTCGAGCTGCTCGGCTTCCGCCTCGCGGCCCTTAAACTTTCCCATCGTGCGGGCTCGGTAGAACGCCGTGATGTCAGGTCTCGACCAGAGTCTCGGTTGAGGAGCGCCGTTCCCTGAGCCGGAGCCTGCTGCCCGGCCAGGAGCCGCCATATCCTCCAGTCGAGGCCCACCCGCCGCTGCGTACCCGTTTCCGCCGTTGTTAAAGCGGGCGGGAGCAGCTGTCTGAGGAGCCATCGCCGTCGGTGGTGGTGCGGTATGCTCGGCCATGTACTTCTTAAAGAACCTACCCGTGCGCATGGCGTCGCCGTTCGCGTAGGCGTGCTGAAGCATCGTGTTGCGCGACACCCCAGCCATCTCGTCAACTGCTTGCAACCACTCAATAAACTGAGGGTTGGTATTAAGGTTGCGCCAGCGGCCCGCTAGTTCCGGGTCGCTGTCCAACTCTCGGAACACCCGATCTTCTTCCTGGCGTCCCGAGAGCTGCTGAACGTGCTGCTGAAGGTTCTGAATCGTTTTCCCGTAGCGCGCCTCAAGTTTAGCCTCGGCTGCGCGCGACGCGGCCTCAAGCAAGTCCTCGCCGTAAAGTTCAACATCGGCCTCGTTAAACTGTACCGGTACGTTCTGGAGCTGTTGGGTAGGGGGCTGCGTCGCCTGCGGCGTCTGCATCGTCGCCAGTAGCCGCTCCATCGAGCTGATCTGGCCGCGCATATGCCCGGTCTCGGTGTCGTATTTACCCTGAAGCGTGCGGTAGCGTTGCTGCCAGTCCGGCTCGTTTTGTACAGGCTGAGGCTCAGCTTCCTGCTGTTGGGGCTCGGCCTGCTGCGGCTCTTCCACTGCCGTAGTGGAACTGCGTGCGTTAGCCGCATCGGAGGTGGTCTCGGTTACCGGGGGATCCTCGCCCGCCAACTCCCTGCGTAACTCTTCAGCCCGCGCAGCCTGGCGGCGGATCTGATCAGGCATAAAAACATCGGTCGGAGCGTCAGACATTGGCGCTCTCCCTCACCCGAGGCTTCGGATTGCGACTGGCGCCAGTGTCCTGGTTCTCGACCAGCTCGATGTAGGCGCGAAGATCCCGCAGGCCACGCGCATAGCCAGTCGAGTCCAGACGGCTCTCCGGCGGCACCTCGATCGCCAGGTGCATAAAATGATTCATCTGGTCGTGCAGACCCGCGACGATAGACCGCCAGTCGGAGCTGTTCTTCAGCCGGCGGATCGCCTCAAACGCCTCTGGTCCTAAATTCAAGCTCATATGTCTACCGATAACTGTTATAATCTAGCGGTTCGTAGTAAGCTCTTTGACCGCCCACATACAGCTTTCCTCAAGCGTCGTCAGTGCCAGCGCGCGATAACGCCCGGCAGGCAGCTTGTCGATTAGCTTTTCAACATCAACGTAAGCTGCCTTCAACGCGCCGTGCTGCGCTAACTCAGCGGGCGAAAGAGCGCGGTACGTCGGCCTAAACCGCGACATAGGCTCAGCTTCGTTAGTGCTCTGTCGCGCATCGGGCGCGCCCTCGTACACGTTAGCCAATCTACTTCCCCTTCTTGGCGCTGAGCTTCTTCTGCCCGGCGGCATCCAGCCGTTTCGCAGTAGCGGTCTTATCGAAATTCTTAAGGCTCATACCGGCCTTTTTAGCACCAGTACGATCTTCCCGCTCATCGGCCGCTGTATCCTCGTATTTGGTTTTCATCGCTAAAACTCGTCGTCCGCCATTCGCGTAATACCGCTCTTGCCGTAATGACCCATCATGTGGTTGCCCTGGTCACCCGAAGTGATCTGGGAGCTGCCGGCGCCACGCCTACCCACAACAGTACCCATGTGCTGGGTCTTGATTGACTTACCCCTTTTCCCGGTTTCGGGATCTTGGGTAAACATGGGACCAAACCCCCCGCCGGGCGGGAGGTAGCTACCCATCCTCGAAGGGTACGAGCGCATTAGACACCGTCCACGTAGATCTTAGACGCCGCGACTTTTTGCGGGTTAAACGGCGCCGACTGGGAGTTACCGGGCTTCGAGCCGCCTTTGGGATAACTGCGCGAGCTACCGCCTCGGCTGTCGCCGCTGCTACCGCCGGAGGCCGGGGCCATCGACTTCACGCCTTCTGATTTACTTTGCCCGTACGTCGCCATGAGTTTCTCCTATTAAGGCTGCCGCTAGGCAACCTTGGGTTGAATCGCGTTAACCGGCGGCGCGACCTGCGAATGCGACGCTGGAGGAGGGGGCGTCTGCGAACCGCCGGGAGGGGATGAACCCGGCGCCCCGGCAAACGCCCCAGGTGCGGCAACGGACTCTTTAGGGGGAGGGGCTCCAGCTGCTGCACCAACCAAACCAGTAATAGCGTTCGCCTGCATCATTGCCTGCTGTTGTTGCTTTTGTTGATCGGCTTTTTGCTGAATAGCCTCGTCGTCAGGAACAATATCGTCCGGGAGGCCCAAACCGGACGCCAAGGATCTAAGTACCCGCGCTCGCCCAACCTCGCCGATGATTTGTAGGTCAACGGGGTTACCGGTGATCTGCAGGAACTGTAGTTGCTTCTGGTGCTCGGTTTCCTTCTGGAGCGCCACGACCACGCCGTTGACCTTAATTTGCTCATCACCGGACAGTAATCCTGTACGGTCGGTGAGCATTATCATATCATAGAGAGATGATAAAACCCCCCGCATCACGTCGATGTCTATATTTGCTGCAACAGTCTGAAGTACCTTCTGGGCGTTGCCCATCAGCATACTTAGACCGCTAGCAGTACGCCCGGCCCCACCTGATAAACTCTCACCGGTCACGTAACGCGGAATAGCGGATATATCGTCGCCTAATGCAGACATTCCTTGGTAAATCTGCATAAGTTCCTGGGCGTTGGACTGCGGCTGAAAGAAAGTAATCGGCTCGCGCGTCGCCCCTAGCGGGTCCGAGTTTACTTTCCAGCGCTTCCAGGGATAAAGCTGATCCTCGTTGGTCGTCGGGTCCAGCAGCTCGGTGTTGATCACAACCTGCGGACCACTAGCGATCGACATATTATTTACGAGGGCACGAAGTGTGGCGTTGGCTATTTCTTGTAGGTCTTCCAGAATATCAGGAAGCCCATGCCCGGCAATTGTACCGGGAACCTTTTCGAAACTAGTGACGTAGTAGGGGTGGCGCTGGCGTGGGCTTGGTGATAATTGTACCTTAATCGTATATCTACCAACAACCCACGTCTGTACCAAATAATCCCGGTCTGGATCGGGTATCTTCTTCTTGTCGAACCCATTGTCCAGTAGGACCTGGCCCTGAATAGATCCATGATACTCAATCGCGTCGATCAGGTTAGACGAGTTCTGCTGCGGCGATTCACGCCCGACGTTTAGCGCCGCCTCGGTATCGGGCGCATCCATCCAGTCACGCAGCCCGCTAGCGTAATCCT